AGGACGAGAGTGAGCGCGGCGAGTGGAAAGCCAACTAACGACAAGTCCCGATTCTTTGGCGGTCAAAGCGCGGCCGCTGGTTGAAATAATCCTCCTGATACCTGGGTACAACCCCTTCGATCAGGCGGGCGAGTGTTGGTTCGATGAAGCTGCGGCGCAACAGGCAATAGACTTTGTCCAAGAGTGTTGCAGGCTCGCCAAGGGCAGCAAGGCTAGGCCAGCCGGTTCCTATTTCGTTCTTGAGGATTGGCAAAAGGCGATAGTTGCCAACCTGTTCGGATGGAAACGACCCGACGGCACGCGGCGGTATCGCGAATGCTTGATCTACATAGGCAAGAAGAACGGCAAGACGGCACTGCTGGCCGCGATCCTGCTATGCGTTATGTGCTGCGACAAGGAGTATGGCGCTGAGCTATACAGCGCTGCGGCATCAAAGGATCAGGCGGCACTGCTCTTTAGCCATGCGTCGGGCATGGTAAAGCTCGAACCTGAGCTATCAAACCGACTGACGGTATACGGGGCAAAGGGCGGCGGGCAGTCGCGGGCAATCGTCTACCCCGACATGATGGGCAGCTATAAGTGCCTGTCTGCGGACGCCGATACGGGCGACGGTATCAACCCGCACTTTGCGGCAATCGACGAGCTGCACAGGCACGCATCGCCCGAACTGGCCGAGATAATCCAGAAGTCCACCGCTTCGCGGGCGCAGCCGCTTGTCATCTACACGACAACGGCAGACTACAACCGGCCCTCGCTGTGCAACACGATGCGGGAACGCGCCGGGCAGGTGCGAGACAACAAGGGCGACGAGAGCGCCATCGGGTACGACCCTTCGTTCCTGCCGGTCATCTACGAAGCTGCGATTGATGACGACTGGACACAACGGGAGACGTGGCTAAAGGCAAACCCCAACCTCGGCGTCACGATCACCGAAGAGTTCTTGGCTCGCGAATGCAAAAAGGCGCAGGAGACGCCTTCCGAACTTAACAACTTCCTTCGCCTGCACCTGAACATCAAAACGCAGTCCGATGTGAAGTGGCTGGACGGCGAGAAGTGGGCGCTCGGCAATCGTGACGTTGACGATTCGGTACTAGCTGGCTTGCCGTGTTGGGGCGGGCTTGACCTTGCGACCACCACCGATCTTGCGGCGTTTGTCAGAGTGTGGCGCGTCGGCAATGACTATGTGCTGCGGGCTAAGTTCTACGCGCCAAAGGACAACGCTGAGAAGCGCCAGCACCGCGATCACGTGCCGTATCTGACGTGGGCCAAGCTCGGCTTTCTGACGCTCACCGAAGGCAGCGTAATTGATTACGACGTGATTCGCCGCGACATCAACGAGCTGGCGAGCAAGGGCACCATACAAGACATCGGCGTTGACCCGCACAACGCAACGCAGTTGACGACGCAACTTGAAGGCGACGGCCTGCAAATGATCCGGTTCGGGCAGGGCTTTATATCCATGTCCGCCCCGTCCAAGGAATTTGAGCGGCTCATCCTGAGTGGCAGGCTAATTCACGGCGGCAATCCGATCCTCGATTGGATGGCTGGCAATGTCGTCATAAAGACCGATGCGGCGGGCAACATCAAGCCCGACAAGGCAAAGAGCGCGGAGCGAATCGACGGAATCGTAGCCGCAGTAATGGCGGTTGGCAGGGCAATGGTAGCGCAGGATTGCACACCGGGAATCATCGTACTATGAACCTAAACCCACTCTCATGGTTCAAGCGGTCGCAACCCGCGAACATGACTCCCGAGGCGCTATGGCGTTTGATGGCCGATGGCGTCGAGTCATCGAGCGGCATATCCGTCAACAGCGAAACGGCGATGCGCTGCGCTGCGGTCTATGCCTGCGTGCGAGTGCTGTCTGAATCGGTCGCACAGTTGCCCCTGCTGGTCTATCGCGAGGACGCAAAAGGGAACAAGACGCGAGATAAGTCGCATTGGCTCTATCGACTGCTGAACGTTCAGCCGAACGCATGGCAAACCGCCTTTGAGTTCCGCGAAATGCTGATGGGCCATCTCGCCTTGCGCGGTAAAGCCTTTGCGTTCAAGTCGCGGCTTAGTAGCGGGCGCATCGCCGAACTTATCCCGCTCCATCCCGATTGCGTGACGGTGAAGCAGAACAAAGATTTCACCATCACCTACACCTACAACGGCCAGGCCCTTGACGCTGCCAACGTGATGCACCTGCGCGGCTTGACGCTTGACGGCGTGGAAGGCGTATCTCCGATCACCTACGCCCGCGAGGCTGTCGGCATCTCCCTTGCCGCCGAAAAGACTGGCGCGCGCATGTTCAAGAACGGCGTTCAGGCTCGCGGCATGTTGAAAACGCCGCAGGGCAATCTGACTCCTGAGCAGCGCAAGGCCCTATCTGACGCAATCGCGGAAGCCTATGGCGGGGCGGATAACGCAGGCAAGCCGATGTTGCTTACGGGCGGCATGGATTGGGTCAACGTCGGGATGACCAATCAGGACGCGCAGTACCTCGAAACACGCAAGTTTCAGCGTTCGGAAATCTGCTCAATCTTCCGCGTTCCCCCGCACATGATCGGAGACTTGGAACGGGCGACATTTAGCAACATCGAACACCAGTCACTTGAGTTCGTATCGCGGACGCTCTTGCCGTGGCTGCGGCGCTTTGAGCAGGTCATTACGCGGGATCTTATCCCCGAGGCCGAGCAAAGCAGCGTTTACGTTGAACACCTTGCCGACGCCATGTTGCGCGGTGACACGCTTTCGAGATACCAGGCTTACGGGCAAGCAATTCGCGACGGTTGGCTATCACGCAATGAAGTGCGCGCCATCGAGAACAAGAACCAAGCGGCGGGGCTGGATGACTACCTACTGCCTTTGAACATGGGCGAGGCGAGCGACGTAACCGACCCGCGTACACCGGCCACCCCGGCCACCAAGTAAGGGAATGACACCATGAAACGACGCCTCTTTAATCGCGCCGCCGCTTCCGCGCGCCAGTGCTGGCAGATTAGCAACGTTGGCACTGACGAGGCAGAGATTCGCCTATACGACGAGATCGGCTTTTGGGAAGACAGCAGCGCTAAGGCGTTTGCTGATGCCCTGAAATCCATCACCGCCAACACGATCCACCTGCGCGTCAACTCCCCAGGTGGATACATCACCGACGCAATGGCGATGTATCAGCAGTTGAAAGACCACCCGGCGAAGGTCATCACCCACATTGACGGCATTTGTGCGAGTGCGGCCACCTACCCGGCGCTGGCTGGCGATGATGTCGTCATTAATCGCGGCGGAATGTTTATGATCCACGACCCGCTCGCGGGCGTGTGGGGCAATTCATCCGACCTGCGCCAAGAGGCCGACTTACTCGACAAGTTCAAAGAGAGCATTGTCGCCGTCTACGCAAACGAAACCGGCAACGATTCCGCAGCGCTCACAGGCTGGATGACCGCCGAAACATGGTTCACCGCCGAGGATGCGGTCAAGCATGGCTTCGCCGACAGCATCGCCAACGAGAGCGGCGAACCTTCCAACCGCTTCGACCTGTCAGTTTATCGCAACGTGCCGAACACACTGAACGGCACGCCTAAGCAACCGCAAACAGTACGCGAAATGGAAAGATTCCTGCGGGATGCAGGGCTATCCAACTCTGCCGCCAAGTCTCTGGCGTCGGCAGCTAAAGGCAACCTGAACCTTCGGGACGAAGACGAGGATGCCGCGTTCATTCAAGCGATGCGCCAGCGCTTCATTGATCTGCGCAAGTAGCAACGTCGCTCTGCGCTAAAGCAAGTCTCACCGCGTCAAGACCAATCTGGTTTTGCGCACACGCTCAAAGGAGCAAACCAACATGGATACGGAACTCAAGAACCTTCTGGATGAACAGGCGAAAACATTCGAAGCTTTCAAGAAGGAAAACGCCAGCACTGCTTCTACCGCCTCCGCTAATGTCGCCGCGCTCGAAAAGAAGCTGGATGACATTGCCAAGCGTATTGACGAGCAGGAAAAGGCCGCGAACCGCGCCAAGATTCAGCCCGGCAACAGCGCCGACGCTGACCGCAGCCTCGCGACTCGCGGCTGGCTTCAGAACGGCACCCGCGCCGGTATCACCAATGAGCAGCGCGAAGCTGCCGCCCGCGCCGGTATCGACCTGAACGCCAAGGAACTCGTGCTTAATCTGCGCCCCCGCAACGCTATCGGCGATGCCCCGCAGACCGTGACGACCACGGGCGGCGGTTACATCGTCAAGCCCGCGACGATGGCGGGCGCTATTGAGCAGGCGATGCTGGCTTTCAACCCGATGGAATCCATCGCGGAAGTCATCACGACCAGTTCGGGCGAAGACATCAACTTCCCGACGAATAACGACACCAGCAACGCCGGCGAAATGGTGGCGATTAACACCCTCGTCACCGAGGCCGCGCTGACCTTCGGAACCATGGCGCTGAAGGCGTACAAGGGAAGCTCCAAGGACGTTATCGTGCCTTTCGAACTGTTCCAAGACGGCAACTTCAACGTGGAAGCCTACGTTGGCGAACGTCTCGGCGAACGCCTGGGCCGTCTGATGGCCGCGCAATGCACCACTGGCGCTGGCACAACCGCCCCAACTGGCGTTGCAACCATCGCGACTGCGGGCCTTACCGCCGCGTCGGCGACCGCCATCACCGCTGACGAGATCATTGACTTGATCCATAGCGTTGATCCGGCCTATCGCCAAGCCGCGATGCGTCCGGCCCTGATGCTGAACGACACCACCCTCAAGCTGATCCGCAAGCTGAAGGACGGCAACGGTCAGTATCTGTGGCAGCCCGGCATGAGTGCTGGCGTCCCGCAGACCATTTTCGGCCAGCCCGTCATCGTCAACCCGGCGATGCCTGCCCCGACTGCCGGACTCGTCCCGGTCGTCTACGGCGCGTTCTCCAAGTTCCTGATCCGCAAGGTGGGCGAGGTTCGCGTGATCCGCGATCCGTACACCTACAGCACCAAGGATCAAACGCTGTTCGTGGCGTTCGTGCGGTTCGACTCGAACCTGCTCGACGCTGGAACGCATCCGATCAAGAAGCTGACGATGCACGCCTAATCCCCATCAACCACCCCTGCCGCGCCGCAGAAATGTGGCGCGGCGGCTTCGGTCGCGTCCGAGTGGCCGCAACCGTGTCTTTAGTGACTACGCCCCGAGCGGGCGGCAACCAACGGAGTAGCCATGAGCTATCAGCCCAAGGTGTATCGTAAGCAAGGCGGCGACGAACTGGTCGTCGCTGACGGCGGGAAGATTACGCTGGAATCCGGCGCAATCGTCAACGGTTTTTCGTTCAAGGGAACGATGCGGTTTGCCGATTCGTCGGTGAGCGCATCGGGTGACGGCCTTTCGTGGGCTGGCGCGTACAAGACCATCGCGGAAGCTGTTGCCGCCGCATCTGCTGGCGACACCATCTGCATGCGCGGCTCTTTCACTGAGTCTGTTACCGTCAGCACAGCGAGCCTCAAGCTTGTCGGATTCGGCACGGGCCCGCGCGATGCCGTGTACTGGAATCCGGTGGCCGGTAATGACAAGGTGAATCTGACTGTTTCCGCCCCGTATTTCGAGGTGCGGAACGTCTACTTCCGCCCCGGCCCCAAGTCGTCCACCTACAGCGCCGCCATCGTGCTGGACACCGACGCCCAACACGCCCGCATCATCGGCAATCGCTTCCAAGGCACAACTGGCGCGTACTATGCCATCTATTCGCCTGCCGTCGGCGCTGACAATGTTCACATCATCGGCAACGAGTTTTTCTACTTCAACACCGCCACCTATGGCGCTGCCATCCTCGGCATCAACGCTGGTGGGTTCAGCTACAGCGGCTGGCGCATTCAGGACAATATTTTCAACTCCTGCGTGACCGCCATCAAGTTGTCGTGCCGCGCCGCGACCATCACCGGCAACACGATTGCCGAGTATGGGATCGCCGCAGCCGGTACGGTCGGGCAGGTGCTGGCTCTCGGCATCGACCTTTCCGGCAGCGATGCCACCAGCAGCGGCGCGAATTGCGTTTGGGCTAACCAGCTCGGCGGCACCTACAACGCAACGTTGTACAAGGTCGGCGCGAGTGGCGACCAATGGGGCGGAAACTTCAACGTTCTGACTGGCGGCGTCACCGCTGCCAACCCGTCCTAACGGACTCTCTCCTCCCCGCGCACGTTGGCGCGCCTTAAACAGCGCGCCGACGTTTTAGGACTCACTTCGATGCACAACTCTTTGCAAGTAGTCACAGGTCCGACGACTGAGCCGGTATCGCTTACAGAGGCGAAGGCTTGGCTGCGCGTCGATACCAGCGATCAAGACACGATGATTTCCGACATCATCGCTGGCGCTCGCGACTACTGCGAAAAGTACACCGGGCGGGCGCTTGTTACGCAAACGCTCGCGGCTCGTTGGGATGCGTTCCCCGAGGTCATCAAGTTGCCGCGATTCCCGGTCGCATCCGTGACCTCGATTCAGTACGTCGATAGCGACGGCACAACGCAAACGCTGGCATCGACCGAATACACGACCGACATCTATAGCCAACCAGCGCGAATCACGCCCGCTTACGGCAAATCCTGGCCGACAACGCGCGATCAGGTGAACGCCGTAACCGTCACGTTTGTAGGCGGCGGCGCGGCGGCGGCGGTTGCCCCGGCTATCCGCATCGCTATGCGAATGCTGATTGCCCATTGGTTTGATAATCCGTCTGCCGTCATCACCGGGAGCATCTCGGCAGAACTTGAGCTAACGGTTAAGTCGCTACTGGCTACCGAAATCCTGTACCTCTAAACAAGGGTTGCTGTCATGGCACAAAAGAATCTCGTCTCTTTCGCTGATGCTGCTGGAAGCGTGATTGCCGACGATGCGGCATCGTCCGCGTCCGTAGTCATGCGCGATGGCTCGGGCGACATTTACGGCGCTGCGATTCGCGGCTCTGCTGGTGTCGTGAGCAGTGGCCGTTGGCATACCGGCATCGTCACGAAAACTGGCACATACACCGCCACCGCCGCCGACTGCACTATCCTTTGCGATGCAACTAGCGCGGCGTTCACTGTCACCCTGCCCCCGGCTAACACCGTATCCGGTCGCATTTATCACGTTCTCAAGATTGACTCCAGCGCTAACGCCGTAACGGTTGACGGCGACGGATCGGAAACGATCAACGGCGCAACAACCAAGGCGCTCGCGAGCCAGTGGGACAAGACCGTGATTCAGAGCAACGGCACGGCTTGGTACATCATCAGCTAACTAACCATGTCAGCCGGAAAATACCAGCACCTTATCGCGATCCAGTCCGTAACCACGGCACAGGATCAGTACGCGCAGCCCACGCGCACCTACGCAACGGTGTGGCAACCGTGGGCGCGGGTGCAGGCGATAAGCGGGAGTGAGAGCGTAGACGAAAAGCGAGGGCAGCGCGTGGCCGGTACGTCGCACGTCTTCACCATTCGCTATCGGGCTGGCGTCACTCCGAAGCACCGCATCCTGTGGGGCGCTCGCAAATTCGAGATCGTAGCCGTTCTGGACTTGGACGGCGACCGCACTGAGTTGGAAATTCACGCGCGCGAGGAAGCATGAAAGCGACCGGCTCGTATTTCAAGATGCCTGTGGCCGGTATCGGAGATACGGCGCAGGTGCGGCTTAACCCGCAGGCGGTTGAGCAGATTGAGCAACAGTTCGCAGACCGTATGCAGAACGCGGCGGATTACGCTCTTGCCGAACTGCAAAAGCGTATCCCGGTTCGTACTGGCGCTCTCCGCAGATCGTCGGGCGTACAAGCAGAAAAGGGCCGGATACTGCTGTATGTGCAGAAGTATTACGGCTATTTCCTCGAGCGCGGTTGGCATACCGGATCAAGGCGCGTCGCGCGGGCAAGGGCGATGCGGAGCGAGGCGAAGCGGCTGCGGCAATATCGAAAGCTGACCGGCAAG